AACAGTGCTGACAGCGCCGTAAACAGGTTGGTTAACAGTGGCCATAGGTTAATTTGTTCAATCTTTAGATCCAGGGCATCACGTCCTTACCCGAGGTGCTGCGCAAATGTTTGCGCATATCGGCGGTCGAAAGTTTAGAGAAATCGTTGATATTCTCTATTCTGTTGCCGCCAATTCTGCCTGGAACACCGCCGCCAATCGAGGTAAGGCCGGTTAGCCGTTTGAGTTCTGCTTTGAGTTGCTGGTTCTCCCCTTGGACGTGCTTAAAGTCGCCCTCGAGGAGTTCCATTCTGGCCCGATGATACGCCGCCACTATCCCGCGCGGATGTTGCCGGTAAATGTTACCGTCCTGACCCGCCATGATCTCACGCAACTTGCTGTCAAGCCTGGTCCCTGAACGCATGAATTCAGGATCGGCTTGATAAAGTTCGGATTCGGCAGTTTGCCATTCACGAACAAAACCCTGCTGACCTTGCTCTTGCTTCTCAAGAGCCTCCAGACGTGCGATCTCCTTGTCAGCTTTGTCGACCAGATCAAAGTTGCCTTCGTCCTCCCAGTTCTTGCGATACTGGCGAAGTTCAGCAATCGTGTAATCAGGCTTTTTTGGCGTGTTCCTAGCTCGCTCAGCTTGAGCAATCTGTTCTTCACGCGCCTTGAGCTGATACTCGCGTTGAGCCAAAGCAGCTCGCTGGCGTTTGGTTCGCTCATAGCGACTCAGGCCCTTCGGCTTTTTATCTTCGGCAGTTTCGGATTGAGATGCGCCGTTCTGAGCGGGTTGAGAACTGCCGCTATCCAGAGATTGCGCTTGAGGCTCACTCGGAGAACTGGCATCACTCACCTCGCCCGGTGCGGGCGCAGATGTTGTTTCGGGCATTATCTTAGCGTGCTATCTGATGGCCGAATTGCCATCGCCAAAACCGAAACGCCGGCCATCAAACGCGCCTCGTTGCGACGGTAGTGGCTCAACCTCATCGTGATCAAACTCACTCTCAACCTCTGGAGGGAAAGCGCGCAGCCGATGTAGTAAACCTAGAATATCCTGCATGCCTCTTGCATACTGGTTCGCGCTCACCTTTTCTTGGTAAACAGCGTTAAAAGTCGTAGATGCAACAGTTTGCCGCAAGAATTCGAAAAGCTTTATTCCACAACTGGAACGGCAAAACAAGTCAAAATATGCGCGTTCCTCCTTTGTCCAATTGACCGCACGCAATACCGGCCGGCTCAAAAGCATCCACATAAAGGATCGAAGGAAAGCTTTCACGGCCCTGGTAAACTCCCGTTTGTGGGGTTGGGCAATAATCCGCCAGGCGGCATCGCTGGACCTGCTCCGGCCGGCATTCCAGGAACAGGCGGCGTTGGGGGCATCGCTGGACCTGGCGCACCGTTTGCCGGCATTCCCGGAGGCATTCCAGGTGGACCCGGTGGCATTCCAGGCGGCGGCCCACCTCCACGCAAAGCCGTCATCGCTTGACCTGCGCCTTGCTGTGCAGCCTTGGCGCCGGCAAACTGTTTCTGGATCTGGGCAACTTGAGCTGCGGCCTGTTGAACCGCAGGACCATGCGCCTTCATATATTGCGGATCTTGCTGAGCAGCCTGGACGTGATTTTGCGCATGTTGCAAGAAGGTCGGCATCACGTTGGGCTCGAGCGGCCGCTGGTTTTGCTGACACCAGCCGATAAAGCCTGTGAGGATTTGCAGATGCACCACATGGTCGTCGCTGGGTTTAACTGGCGGGAGAAAGCCGTCATGCATCACCGAGTTCTCGACCGCCTGCAATTCCTGCTGGCCTTGCATGATGTCTTGGGGTTCCTCGAAAACCTGCATGATCCAGCTCGAGTCCATTAGCTCAATAATCTTGCGATCGATCTCAGGCAATTTGATCCAAGGAGCACCTTGAGCAAGTTGCCGCAATTGCATGAGCTTCTGGATCTCGCGTTCCCGGCTGTATCCGTCGACGCTGCCGTTAGGCTTGATTACGTAAGCATTGTCGAAAGCGGCGTCATCGAGGGTTATCCGCCGATTGCGCCAGAAATAATCCAAACTGTCTTTCTTGTACTGTCGCAAGATTGACCAGGCTTGTTCGTAAACGGTTGCAATGGCGTTCTTGGTAACGCGCGCACGCAAGTCGTTAGACTGCTGCATTACGGTCGTGATCGCGTTAGTCTCCGTCGCCGTGCGATTTTTTTGAGGCTCGTTCTCCTGGCCAACACCGAAATCAGGTATGCCAACCCTTTGCTCGGCGAGGCTTCTGGTATTGTTAATCTCCTCATCAAAACTTACCGGTGGACTAGGTTGCTGGATAAGCTGCAAAGCTGAATCGTAAACCGCACCCGGTTCCCAGCGGATGTTTTGGGCATTAATGCTACCGCCTTGGCTCGAGAGCACTGGCCGATTAGCGATCGACATGAAATCGAGTTTCTCGTTCCACATCTTACTCGCCGAGGCTTCGAACATCTGGACCAGTTCCATGACGCCGCGGCTCGAATAGAAACCAGCATCGATCAGCTCGTAAGGCAACTGCACAATAGGCACCTGCTTATGCTGGTAAGGCAACATAAAGGGCGCTCTGGCCGGCTCATCGGGTTGTAACGGAGAAAAAGTCTGAACTTCAATTTGGCCGTCATCCTGCCGCAAATAGACTTCCCAAAGGATAATCAGATCTTTGAGCCGGCTATGGCTTAACCCCTCGGCAATGTAGCGAGCCTGGTCGTATTTGCTGTCGGGCTTCCCCTCGCCCGTGATGGTCTTGATGTAGTCCTCGTCGGTATTATAGCCGATGGCTCCAGCACTTCGCTTATACTGGTCTTCGCTCAAGTGCATCACGTGCACCAGACGATCAGCCTCGTTGATTTCCTGCGTCCACGGCGGCGTGATAATGAAGTACGGATGCACACTGGCGAACGCGAGCCGTTCTTTGTCAGCATCCCAGTAGGGCTTTAAAAAGCCAGCTCCATTCTGAAGCAGCGAGTCAATAGCACAAATCGCCGCATTCGGGAAATTGGAACTCTCCCTGACCTGATAATCGAACCATTGCGACACTGAGTCGGTGTAGCTGTCACCTTGATCCTCGAGGGCATAGAAACTGGCCAGAAGCTCCGGTCCAAAAATCCATTGGATGTAGTAAGCTTTGAGCTTGGAGATTATCGTGTCACCGATAGGCACGTGCGCATCGGCGGCCCCAGGCCAGGGTTTGCGCGGCCGTTTAACTCCTTCACGGCGCATCCGTTGCCAGAGAATCTGGCGACGTTCGTAGGCATTGCGATCCTCGAGGTCGTCTACGATTTTCTCGTATATCTCGTTATCAGGCATCTAGCCTCAGTTCATACTGAAAAAGATTTCTCCCGCGCGCCAGTGATCGAACCGCGGAGTCCACACGCACCAGCATATCCATAAATATGGAATTCGCACGGCTTGATGTCTTTTGCGTCCTCCACGCAATCGTTGCTCAATAAGGCAGTGCTCGGCGTTCGTATGTTCAAGCCAGTTCCAGGATTTCATCCTTATCAGGCAACCGTCGCACCTCGTCTGAAAATCAGCCCGAAAGATCCAGGCGCAGCCAGCGGGAGCAATTTAACCCTGATCTGGTTAAACGGTAAAAACGCTTCAATGACCGCATTGTACTTTGGACCAATTGCTACGGTGTTGCCGACAACCAGAGTACTAGCGTTATCGAGCATCAGGTTAGAATGACCGCGGGAATTTATAAATTCGTTTCGAATAAGTGTAGCCATAAGTTCATCCGGAAATCGCGCTCGGCACGAAAGCGCGCGCTCCGAACGTGCAGGTCATGATGGTCCCATTTACGCCGCTTTGGCTCGTCGCAGCTGGGAAAATGGCTTGCACGGTAAAGGGATCGCTCCACCGATAGGTCGGCGTCCCAAGATCCGTAGTGCGGGTTGCGAACATCGCAGTAAACAAGCTATCGATAGTGGCAGTGGCTAAAACCACTGTGCCTGGTGCGGGAGCTGCCATATGTTTGTTTTCTTTCTCTTAAGTTGCCGTGAAAGGTAATGCGTTACTGTCTATACCGTCGCTGTTACGGACGTTGACCATGATTGTCCCAGGCTGCGGAAACGCCGCAGCACCCATATCCACGCTCATGCCAGTCGGCGTTGCCGGAGCACTTGGATCAGCCCATGCGGTCCCGAACATCAGGATGGCCCCAGGATCAAAGTCGGTCCCCACAACCGCGATGGTGACAGCAGTGTTAGCCGGCCCAGTATTAGGCGTAATGGAGGTTAACGTAGGACTGACATCGACACTGATCTGGTCCGGATTAACAGTGCGCGGAGTTAAGGCGATACTGATCTGACTATCGGTTCCCGACCAGCGTGCCGAAATTACCTGTGGTGAAACCGATACAAAGGTTGCGCTCCCACTGTCCAAGTCCGGGCTTCGGGTTGGATAGACCTGATCAATCAATTCCGCCAGCGTGGTAGCTGACGGAATGCTCGAACCTGAAACTAAACGAGGTTGGCTCATTAACCCGGTGGCGTTGGTGCCGGATTAGGTTTATCGCTCGCCGGTGGAAACCAGCCCCACCCGTAGGACGGCGACCACCCCCACCCGCCTTCAGGTGGTGGCGGCTTAGGTTGCGTCGGGTTACTGGGCGGTTCACTCGGCTGACCCGGAGGCACTATCGGATGAGCCGGATGCGGCGGTTCTCCTCCCGGCGCGATCGGATGGCTTGGTCCGACGCCCTCGATAGGAAGATAAATCGGATGAGCCGGCACCCCTGGGGAAATCGCGTCTGGAGGAATGATCACAATGGGATGAGCGGGACCTCCACCAGGTGCAATCGGATGAGTCGGCGCTCCCGGTCCAGGCCAGACACTCGGCGGCGGTCCGCCTGGCGCGATCGGATGCGCTGGATAACCGGGCCCAGGCCATACTTGTGGAGGTGGTCCACCGGGCGCGATCGGATGAGCCGGATAGCCAGGCGAAGGCCAAATACCTGGAGGTTGTCCACCTCCGCCTCCGGTAATCGGGCCGCCGCCGATTTCCAGGTTGGAGTAAGTAAGCACACCGACAATGGTTACGGGAATAGATGCCATAAGAGAAAGGATTTTCTGGGTTTTAACAGCAAGGTAAAAACGCCGTTAGATGCGATTCAATGCCTTTCAGGATCAAAAAGCAAGTTCTTTGCTATTCGTTACTGATACCTGCGAGCGTTCTTTATTCGTTGACACTCTTTGCAACGCCGCTCAACTCCATGACTCCCATTCACCAAATAGAAGCCGACCACCGCATATTCATGACCTCTGATACAATGAGTCTTAGGCGAAACGGTAGCTTGGTGTCGCCGCATATTTTCAGCATGACTCACAGCCTCAAGATGTTTTGGATTTACGCAAAGAGGAGTTCGACATAGATGGTCAAGTTCTAAGCCATCATCAATTCCCGCCACATACATTTCGTAGAGCAAGCGGTTAACCCGAACTGGTCGATTCTTTTGATTCAGGGGATTGTAAAAATCAAAGACTGGATAACCTCGACCCTTTTGCACTCGCCCTGTCCAAATCCAACATCCTGAATTGGGTTCGATTTCAACCTTATCCTGAATCCGCTGCGGCAATTTTAAGAAAGAAACCATCGAATACCTACATCGGCTACTCTCCCGGCCAGGCTCCCAAATCTTTCTGGATCTGTTCAGCGCTCGAGTCCCGGCTAAAATCATCCTTAGGCAATCCCTCATAGTAACGGTCGAGTTCTTCAAAAGGATCATCGGTGCGTTTTGCATAGCTAGCGAAAGTCTGCACTCCATGCGCGAAAGCGCCGATTACCGCATCAGCGCGGTCAGGCGACTTGAGCCCTTCTTTACGCATATCCTCTTTATCCTGCATCTTGATCCGGCCGCGGGCATCGTAGAGCATCCGCCTGGTTGAGAGCTGGCTGATCAGCGTCGGATCATTGATAAGCACCACCTCGCCTTTCTTGACACGCATCGCGAGCTGGTCCCAAAGCTCGGCACCGCGGGAAACATACAGAGCCTCATTGTGCGCCTTTGTTCCGAAGTCGAATCTGTTGATACTCCATCCGGCGGCGTCGAGCATGTCGCACATGGCGTGTCCGACACCGCCACCATCACCCCAGATCTGATTTGCTCGCAGATTATACTTGCGGAACAGAATGATGAACTTGCCAACCGCAGCATTGGTATCCTTTTCGCGCCAGGCTTCCAACTCCAAGAGCTTGTTACCCGATCGGATCGCCAGCACATTCTCGTCGCGGCCGGCTGCGAAGTCGCAAAAGGCAGCGTATTCGTGCCGGCTAATCCGGGCGTGTGGCGGATTGTTAATCGTGCGCATAATGTCCTGGTAATCGAACATCATGGCCTCCCCTTCGAGCTGATCCATAAACTCGCCATACAAAGTGCTGCGCGTGAATGGTTTATCCTCGCCGTAAGTATCGATAACGTCCTGAATGCGCTCATTGGAGATATGCGGGCAATCAGCTAAACCGATCTGTTGCAACAGGATAAATTGCTCCCGGTGCGCTGTGAATGCTTCGTAAAAGCGGCCGGCCTTGATTCCCGGCGAACTGATATAAAGCAGTACGTTGTACGTACAGCGATCCAGCGCAGCAAAGATCTCTGGCTCAACGCTTTTGGCTTCGTCAACGATGATCAGTAACGGAGACAAAGCCGTCGCATGATGGCCCTCGGCTCTGGCGGGTTCGTCGGTAGTGAATGCCAGGATAAAGCCGCCGGCAGGCGTCCTGACCATGCGCTGCATGAATTCCCAGCTTGCGAAGCGAGCCCGATGCTCGTTGATGGCCGGCATGAGCTGGGCGTCGAGTTGTTTAGCGTCGGCGCTTGTAATGATGACGCGGCCGCGCGGATGGGTGTTGAGCCATCGCAATGCGCTAAGGGCTACTATCCTTTGGGTCTTTCCACTGCCGTTTGGAGCAACCAGCGCGATCTTGATGCGTTCGTACTTCGAGCCGTGATCGATAGCGACATCAGTTTCGAGCTGCCAGTCGTAAAGCTCGAGGTTCAGGCCGGCCTGGGCGAAGGAAAGAACGTCATTAAGAACTTTGGTTTTGGCTGGCATCGGTTCGCTGCATTGCTTCCTTTAGTTTTTGGATTGCTTCGCGAAGGTCTATCCCTTTGATGGGATCGGCGATCAGAAGCCGCAGCTCGGAACCATAATCCAAACGCATAGTGTTGCCTGCCTGCTCGATAACCAGTTCACGAGCTCGCAGCTCGCGTTGGGCGGACACGTAGGGCTGATTGCACCAATAAGGTTGAAGCATCGGCTGTCCGCCCTGGAGCTGGCTGGCCAAAGGGTTTATTTCATACATTGGTTTCTGGTTGCGATCCTGGTGTAAAAGAGCCTCAGTGACAGAGGATCGGTGATGTTGCCACACTTGCCGTTGGCAAGGCGATAGGAAATGCCGCTTGGCCGGGATAGAAAAAGGCACTGCTCTGCCAAGAAAAGCGATTTAAGCATCAAGCTGGTAGATTTTATGGTTGAGATACCAAATTGGTTTTGTTTTCGGCAGGGGTACCCGGCAAACGGCCTGCCTGTTCATCTTTGACCAAGCCTTCAAAGCGTTTGATGGCAGACTCCAAGGCCGTGTTTGGATAGGACCAGGCTAAATCGCCCCAATCTTCGTTTGCCGGATAACCTTCGCGTTCGGGATAATCACGGCCCATGATGTTGGTGGCCGAGAGAATCTTGACGATGATGACTTCGTAGCCGTACAGGAGGCTGCCTCGGCTCAAGAGTTCGTAAATGGCAACACGTCCCTCACGTTTAAGTTGCTTCAAAGTGCGATTCTGAGCCTTAAGTTCAAGTTCAAGTACTTGCATAGCGTTCAGGATTGTTGAATGCCACCGGGTTGTTCGCCGTTGCCTCCGGGGTCTCTGAGACCTATTTGGGTGCGTTTAGGGCGGTCTTTAAAGAGCTTCTCGACCTTCGATTCGACTTCTTTGCGCCGTTTGCTGATAGATGAGGCAACTTCGGCAGTGATGACCAGCGTGTTGTTGACTTGGGATAGCGTGTTGTTCTGAATCAAAAATTGAGTTTCAGGCCTAGAGAATTGGGTCAAATGTTTGCGCTCTAAAAACCAAGCAGCTCCTTGCCAGCCTGGCTCACCATCCCAAATGCGTTTTCGATAGATGATTTCCTTCCCAATTTCAGCTTTTTTTATCTCAGGGCAAAATCCGCCGGCACGAGCACGGCGAATAGAACGCTCATCAACCTCGCAAAATTCGGCGATTTGGGCATCAGTAAAAGCGAGCCAAAGCAACTCGGCGATCTTGGCTTGCAGCTTTGGTGTGAACTTTGTTGGCCGCCCTGTTTTCACGCAATTTTGTCCTCCCATTTAGCCCATTTACGGAAACTTTCGAAAACTGCCATATTCAGCGAGTTTTAAGTTTCAGTAAAATTTCAGCGGCTTTAGCGCCAGCTTTGTAGTTGGAAACTTTTTTGATGACTGCCGGGGTTAAGACGGTTGGGCGTCCTCTGGGCATTTGCGGAAGTTTGGACCGCGGGAAAAGGTTTTAGTAGTCAAATCGAAACAGATCAGGCCTTTTTCGATAGCTTCGGCCAAAAGGAGATCGAAAGCTTCCCTGGAAAGCTCGGGATCATCTTTGGTTAGGTTGTGTTGCTTTGTCATATGGTTGTATCAGTATCAGAACCTTAAATGACACCCATGTATAAAGGGACTGTCTCAGTAGGTAAGCAAAACATCCCCTCTTTAGAGGGATGTTTTGATACCGACCTTTTGATACATGGTGTCATTAGTAGTTTTGATACCGGTTTTGATACCAATTGATACATTTGATACTAAGCGGCGCTCTGGTTCTGGTTCTTTGAGACATAGTTGCTGGTTAAAGCGTATAAGCCGTTAAGAGGGCTGAGGTAAATCAGCCCTTGTTGCTTAGCTTCCCGTAAGCGCCGGTCGAAGGTTACTTTCTTCATTCCGCAAATCTTCTGGGCACGCCGAAGTAGATCCGTGTAGCTGATTTCCTCATCTCCATGAATCAAGCCGGCTAATTGTTCAGCGGTATTGAGTTTCGGGCGTCCACCCTGCGGCTTCTTTAATCTCTCCGGGTCCACTGAGCTATCGCAATGAAAGCGTGGAAACTTCCAGCGTACTCCTCTTGATTGAAGGGGAGCGAAATCCCGCAGGGTAAATTCAACGCCAAAACAATCTTCATCTTCGTTATCAGTAAAAGTCACCAGAGCATCTGGAAACCGTGACCACACAGCCGTTCCGCTAAAACGGTCTTGAGACTCTTTTTCACTAGCATCGCCTTTGGTAAAATGCTGAATCAGGCAAATCGCCATTTCCAGCGACAGACCTAGCCGCAGGAACGATCTTAAAAGCTGAGTAACCACGCCCGGATCGCTTTCGTTTTTACCGCCTAAGAGCTGGTAAATCGGATCGAGGGAAAAAAGTTCCGGCCTTAAATCAGCCAACTCAACAGACAACCCTTCAATGTCGCCTGCCATAAAATAATCATCTCTCTCCCGTAATGTGACCACATAAAGATTTGCGAAATCACCTTTACCGTAAGAATCCCTGATAAGCTCAAAACGATTACGTAGACTCGCACTGTGTGATTCAAAATCTAAATGAATCACTTTGCTCCTGGTTGTCTCTAACCCCAGCCACGGCATGCCATTGGCAACGCAATAAAGCAAATCGAGTCGAGCCCAGCTTTTCTGTCGCTTGGCCTTTCCGCCCATCAGGAGAATTTCCCGTTTGCGAAGCAACCCATCGATGATTACCGGGGGAAATTCATTTGGCAACTGATCAACGGACTGAATTTTGAGCGGTTCGCGCTCAGCTGCTTTTTTTGATTCTTCAAAAATGCGGTCGAAATCATCATAGGACGGTTCGTTTTGCATCCTTGGGCTCCGGGTAAATCATGAAATCCAAGGATTCATTGGGCCCGGGAGTTGCCGTGACCCTGAAGGTTTGCCGGCCGATCTTAAATTTGCCGACATAAGCGTATTTGCGATCTTTGGTGGCAACCACACTAAACCGTATGGAGTCACGTCCTTCGATTACGCGCAAATATTCAACCTCGTTGGTAATGAAATCGCGCCAGGCCTGAGCGTGCAGCTCTTCGAGTTGATTGTCGCTTAACATAGCGGCCACACTCTACGCGATGCGCTTCACTGCCAGTCAATCACATTGTCCGGATCACCCAGCAAATCCAGATTGCCGCGACCAAAAGCTCGATCGCCAGA